TTTAGAAAAGAAAAAAGAGGAAAGATTCTCAATTGAGGCGGCTAAGAAAGGATTTAAAGCACAATCAATAAATGAAAATTTAAAATTGATTTTAGAAATTGATGAAAGGATGACATTAGAAGAAGGAGTTAAGTTTAATAACTTCTTAAAGGATTGGGCTAAAAGAGGAAAACAACCTTTAGATAAAGTTAGAAAATCAATGATGAATAAAAATACTTTTTCTGTTGCTAAGTTAAATGATTTTAGTGTAGATAAAGTATTTGAGATGGCTAAGAAAGGATTTAGAGGATATCAAAAAATTATCAATTATGTTCCTGATAAGATAGCACAACAATTAGCAAAGACTAAGTTTGGACAAAAGAAAGAAAAGGCTTTAGTTAAATTAGATGATTACTTAAAAAATCATCCAAAACTAAAAAGAGTAATGGGTATAGCTGCAGCCGCGGCGGTAACTTATGCATGGACAAAGATGACTTTTATCGGAGACCCAGAATATGATTTAGATTTATCAGCAGCTGCATCAGCAGCGGCACTTGGAGATGTTTCATTCGCAAATTTATTTAGTGGTGAAATGGGAACTAAGTTTTTAGTATTAACTGTAGTAGGAGCATCAACAGGGTTGACTGCACCGTATGTAAAGGCGTTTGGTCGTGTTGGAACAATGGCTGCGGGTCTTTCATTTGGTGCTTATAGAGCATATACAGCTAGGAAACAAAAGAAAGCAGACGCTGAAAAGAAAACAAAAACAACTGCGCCAGATACAGTAAAAAATCCTAATCCAAAAGGAAGAAAGAAAACAGTTGGTAGAAAAAGTGCGATTCAATGGGTGGCTAAAAATAAAGGCGATAAGGCGGCTAAAAAATATGTAAAAAGTTTGTCTGAAAAAATATCAATAGTTGAGGATTTAGATTTATTAATTGAAGGTGGAGCATATGGTCACATGAATCATCCATTTGATGATAAAGATTTGACATTTGGAGATTTAAAGAAAATAATTACTGATGGATTAGGCGGAAATCTTAATAGAGAAGATGGTGTTACAGAAAAATTAGATGGTCAAAATTTAATGATTAGTTGGAAAGATGGAAAATTAGTTACAGCCAGAAATAAAGGACAATTAAAGAATTTTGGTGAAAAGGCTATGACTACTAAAGGTGTTGCTTCTAAATTTGCAGGTAGGGGTGATATTAAAAATGCATTTGTTTTTGCAATGAAAGATTTAAGTAAATCTATAGGAGCGTTATCGGATGCTCAAAAGGAAAAGGTTTTTGGTAATGGTAAGAGATGGATGAATCTTGAAGTTATGTGGCCTAAGTCATCAAATGTCATAGATTATGATAAAGCACAAATAGTATTTCACGGTACTTTAGAATATGATGATAGTGGAAATCCTATAGGACAGCCTAAAGGGTCTGCAAGAATGTTAGCTGGTATGATTAAACAAGTTAATCAACATATACAAAAACATTATAAAATTGGTAAACCACAATTTTTAAGTGTTCCTAAATCACAAAACTTTGATGCTAAGAAGAAAACTTTTTTAAGTAGGTTAAGTAAATTACAAAAAGAATATGCATTAAAAGATAAAGATACTTTAGCACTTTACCATCAAAGGTATTGGGAAGAATTTATTTTTAACGCAGAAAAACAATTTAGAGTAAAAATAACAAATAAAGCATATAAATCTTTAGTAAAACGTTGGGCATTCTTTGATAAATCATATAAAATACCAATGATTAAAAAAGATTTTAAGAAATATCCTGATTTTTTGGATTGGGTATTAACTACAGATAAGGTAGATCATCAAAAAATGGTAAAACAAAATATGAGGCCTTTTGAAGTTTTATTTTTTGCAGTAGGAACTGAAATTTTAAAAAATATCAGTGGATACTTAGCCGCATCTCCAGATGATGCAGTACAAAAAATAAGAAAGAATGTAATTGGAGCAATAGCTAAAGTAAAAACCGCCAAAGATATTAAGAAATTGGAAGCATTAAAACTACAAGTAAGTAAATTAAATTCAATAGGCGGATTAGATTCTATAGTTCCATCAGAAGGAATTGTATTTAAGTATAAAGGTAAAGTTTACAAATTCACTGGCGCATTTGCACCAGTAAATCAAATTTTAGGGTTATTAACTTTTTAGGAGAAATTATGGCAGGATATAGTAAAGAAAATCTAAGACAGAATGAGGCATTACAAAATATTATGGATGGGGGAAATCCTGAAAAACGAATATTTGTAAGTGGTGTTGATAAAGAGTTTAAAAAAGAATTAGAAGAAAAAGAAGCAATAGAGAAAAAAATAAAAGATGAAAGATCAGAGATTTTACAGGAAGCTAGAACGCCTTGGTTTTGTCCTAAATGTGATAGGATAATGAAAAAAAGGATTGATAGTCAGTATTATCGTAGATATAATCATTGTTTGGATTGTCAGGTAGAATTTGAGAATAAATTAGCGGTACAGGGAAAATTAAATGATCATATCAAGGAAACTGTTAGACAAAATAAAAAATCTTATCTTAAAGAAATGAAACAGTCTATTGAAGAGTGGAAAAAAGCTCCAGATACAGTTACTTTTCTTAATCAGGTTAAACCAGATGGATATTCACTTGATGAAGAGCAGTGGGAAGTAAATAAAGACAATATTAACAAAGAAATTGAAGAAGCCGAAGAATATTTAAAAAAATTGGAAGAATCAATTTAATATATTTATATATTTATAGGTGTAGGATTATATACAATAGGAGAAGTTCATGTCGGACATAAAGAAACTTAGAAGTATGGTACGAGAAGAAATCAAATCCATTATATCAGAAAAACAGTCAGAAGGTGGATTAGATAAACTTGATGTAAAATTACCAGCTCAAGCACAAAGATTTTTAACTAAGGCGGTCAGCGCGATAAAAGGTGCTAATTTAAATCGTAGGAAACAAATTGCAGCATTAGCTAAAATAATTGATGGTTTGGGGTTGGATAGGAAGGAATTAGCCAGATATATTACTAAAATAAAACGGGAGTTATAGGTTTGGGAAAAATAATAGCTCTAATTTTAGCTTTTCTAGGAATATCAGGCAAAGCATCATCCATAAAACGGGCAAAAGTAAAAAAGATTGATAAAAAATTAAAAGATTCTACTAAAAAGATTAAATCTATCGGTAAAAAGGTTAAAAAAGCAAAAAAAGAATCTAAAAATTTGAAAACTAAGGCTGCAGATATAGAAAAAGAAATAAAAAGTGTTAAAAAAGGCAGTAAGAAGCGTAAGGAAATTAAAGATTCAAAAGACGCTGAAGATTTTTTAAGAAAATTTGCAAAAAAATAGGAGTAAATAATGGCAACAGCAGTACAAGGATCATTTGTAGGGAGAACTAAAGCAGTTGAAACTACTCAAAATGCATATGGAGAAGTTGTAGAGACAGTAGCTGCAAGTACAACATTTTCGGCAACAGGTTCAAATTTTAGTACGGCATTTATGGTGCATACAGGAACTAACTATACTTTGACTCCAGTTAATGGAAGTGGAACAATAGTTGGTGGTACTAATCCAGTATCGGCTAATATAATCCATCCAATTGCGTTGAGTAAAGTAGTAACAGGCGGTTCTACAGTCGTAACTTTATTGAGATAATTGGATCTTTTTAATTATAATGAAATGGATATTAATATTTTTAATAACGTCACTATGTTCTGGACAGGTTACGCTTACTGAACAAGAATCAATACAGATTTCTAAAAAAGTTCAAAATTTACAAATTGAAGTTGATTCTTTAAAAAATATTGTAAATCTACAAAATAAGTTGATATATATACATAAGGAAGTTATATTTTCGGACAGTACTCTCACATTAAAATTAGAAGAAAAAGTTGATGTTTTAGAAAATGATGTTAAGTTACTTGAAAAAAAAACAAAGTTAGTTAAACCATCTTGGTATGAAAATAAATGGTTATATTTTACATCTGGCGCAATTATATCTGCGGCGATAACGTATACTTTTAATCGTATAACTAATATTTTATAATAATGAATACAGATAAAAAACAATTAAAAGAAGCTATTAGACGCGAATTTAAAAAATGTGCAAAAGATCCAGTGCATTTTTTAAGAAGATATTGTTATATACAACATCCACAAAAAGGTAAAATAAAATTTGATTTATACAGTAATCAAATTTTATT